GCCGCGAGCCGGTAAAAGTTACATTACATCATTATTTTGCGCGTGGACAATTGGACGCAATCCGGATAAAAGCGTAATGCGTAACACATGCACCGCAACACTATATTTAAAATTCAGTTACGATGTGCGCGCCATTGTCAAAAGTGATAAATTTAAACAGATATTCCCGGATGTAAAGTTATCAGATGATAAAGCCAATTTGCAAGGTTGGAACACAAATTCAAGTAAACAAGTTGGTTATTTTGGCGCGGGTGTTGGCGGAACAATCATTGGTTTTGGTGCATCAAATGTTGCCATTACGGATGATTTATACCGGGGCATTGAGGACGCGTTAAGCGATACCGTAAACGATCGAATTATTCAATGGAAAGAATCAACGCACGATTCCAGATTTGAAACCGGATGCGCACGTATTGACATTGGAACGCGTTGGAGTTTAAACGATGTCATTGGGCGAAACATGGAACAAACTATTTACAACAAATCAATTATTATTCCCGCATTGGATGAGCAAGGTAATTCGTTTTGTGAATCGGTGATGTCTACAAATGAGTATATTGAAAAGCAGAAACGCACGGCGCCGGAAATATGGGCGGCGGAATACATGCAACAACCGGTTGACGTTAAGGGGCGTTTGTTTAACGAACTTAATTTCATTGATGAAAGCGAATTAAAAGAAATACAAAAACGCGGTGTTGATGGGGCGATTGGTTACATTGATGTAAGCGACCAAGGAAACGATTATACCGCCCTTGCAATTGGTCAAATAATACAAGGTCAAATTTATATAATTGATTACGTATTCACCCGCGACAATACCGATATTTCCATTCCATTATGCGCGCAGAAATTAAACCAACACAATGTTAACTTTTGCCGGGTTGAATCAAATTCAATGGGCGCGATGTTTAGCCGTCATTTGCAAAAAGAAACGAAATGTAGAATTTTGCAAGTGAATAACACCACAAACAAAATCACGCGAATAATAATGCAAAGCGCATGGATAATGAATCGGTTTCATTTTGTCAAAAAAGACGATCAACAAAGCCAACTATTTATTCAAAATGTCGTTGCATTTAGCAAAGAGGGGAAAAATAAAAACGATGATGCCCCAGATTGTTTAGCGGGATTATCTTTATTTATTCAATCAATGTTTAAAAATTTATCATAACTTTGCTTAAAATCTAATCAATATGAAATGGATTTAAATTTTTGGCAAGCATTTTTTGGTATTGATTCCGATTACCAAAACCGATATATAAACCAAATGCAACGGTTAATGCCGTGGCAAACGCAATTGTGGGGTGTTAAAACGCCCGTATGGATTGACACAAACAATGCGTGGGAATGGTTCCTATCAATCCCAGAATTACGCGCGGTTATTGACAAACGCGCATCAATGATGAGTTCAAACATTCCGGTTCTTTACGATGCGGATAAAAACGTTGTTACAAATCATTGGTTAAACGACCTAATAAAAAAGCCAAACCCCATGCAAAGTTGGGGCGATGTTGTTTATAGTTTAAGCGTGAATGATGCATTATATTCCAATTCGTTTGCGTATGCGCCCGTGCGATCAATGGACGTGCGTAATTTAATGATAACATTGCCATCCGGCAAAATGCAAATTGATTTAAGCGGGGCAACGTTAAAACAAATGGACGTTAACGGCTTAATAAATGGTTTCCGTTTCAAATACGATGGCGATAAATACGAATCATTAAGCGTTGAAGATGTTATTTATTTAACAACGGCGGATGGAATGAGCATCGTGAAGCCGACAAGCCGTTTGGACGCGTTAAAATTCCCTTTGTCAAATATCAAAGCAAGTTACCACAAACGCAACGTATTACTTGAAAATATCGGTGCAATTGGTATATTGAGCGCGCAGAATTCCGACATGGGGGGCGTTATTCCAATGACACCTGAGGAAAAAAGAACCATTCAAAAAGATTGGTATAATCGCTCAAAGGATGAGTTAATGATAACAGAAAGCCAAGTTAATTGGACGCCGATGTCATATCCAACACGGGATTTGATGTTGTTTGAGGAATTGACCGCGGATAAACTTGCAATTATTGATGCATACGGATTGAATTACAACCTATTTTCAAACGATAAGGGATCAACATTTAGCAACGTTCGGGATTCAATACGCATGGTTTATACGGACACCATTATTCCGGAAACGCAAGAAATGTATAACACTATAATGCAACAAATGAAATTGGCGGATGAGGGTTATTATTTGAAAGCGGATTTTAGCCATTTACCGGTATTGCAAGACGATGAACAAAGCAAAGCAACCGCAGAAAAAACAAGGGTTGAAACGTATTCCGTTATGTTGCAAGATGGCGTTATAACACAACAACAATATGCGGATGAATTCGGCGTAACGCTTGAAAAAATCGACAAAACGGAATCAATGGCGGCGGGCTTACAACAGGCACAAACGCAATTGCGCGGAACCGTTGGGGGATTGGATGGAATTATTAGTTTAAATACGGCGGTTTCAACCGGTCAAATGACAAGACAAACGGCAATTAATACATTGGTTAACTACTATGGTTATGCGGAAAATATCGCCGCATCAATGATAACAGAAACACCACAACAAACAACATTATGAAAAAACAACAAAGCATATACGACATAAAAAACGCCTTTGAAATAAAGGATATGGATTCAGAAAAACGACAAGTTGCCGTTTATTTATCCAAATTCGATATTTTAGATTCAGATAATGATATTATACGCCGGGGTGCATTCAGTAAATCAATTCAAGAACGCGGCGTTAATAGTGGTTCCAATCGCCAAATTGCATTTTTACGTTGGCATGATTGGGAAAAACCAATTGGTAAATTTTTGGATTTACAAGAAGATGAAAAAGGGCTTTTTGCAATTGGTCAATTGGGCAATTCAACCGTTGGAAATGATGCATGGAATGATTACGCCGATGGAATAATTCGCGAACATTCAATTGGATTCAGATATATTTCGGATAAAATGAAATGGATTGAAGACCCAACAATGCCCGCGGGCGGTTATTGGAATATAACGGAATTGATGTTGTTTGAGGGTTCCGCGGTTACGTTTGGAGCCAATGAATATACGAACGTTGTTGATGTAATGAAAAGCGAAAACAAAGTTGATTACATCGAAAAGTTATCCGGGGAAATTGATGTTGTCATTAAAGCATTAAGCAACGGAAAGGGATCGGATGAACGGTTATTTGAAATGGAAATGAAATTAAAATATTTAAACGCGCAATTAGTAACACTTGCAAAAAGCGAACCGCAGATAATTAAGCATTCGCCAGATGTTAAGCCGGTAAATGATGCGTTTAATTGGAGTAAAGTAATAAACAATTTAAAGTAAAACAAATGGAAAATTTAACACCGGAACAAGTGGTTGAAAAGATAAACAACCTTGTTTCAGAAAAGCTATCCGGAGCCGCTACAAAAAGCGAAATGGATGATTTAAAAACGCAATTGGACGGTTTCAAATCGTTGGAATTGAAAAGCGATGAGTTAGTAAAAGCAATCGCAAAAATGGAGGGCAAATTAGAAGCAATGAACGAAAAAGCATTGCCAAAATCAGCACCAAAAAATTTAGCGGATGCAATGACAAGCGCATTTGCTGAAAAGCACGCGCAAATTGTTGAAGCGGTTCAAAAAGGACAAACGTTTGATTTAGAAGTTAAGGCGGAACAAACCTCAATAACACAAAATTACGATGGAAATATTGCTTTGAGCGTATTAGAGCCGGGTGTTAACCGCGTTAAAAGACCGGTTATAAAAATCCGTAACATCGTAAACGCGGGAACAACAACATCAAAATTTGTTACATATGTTGCACAAACAACCGAAACGGTTTCAACTTGGACGGCTGAGGGCGAATTAAAAACAACGGTTCAACCAAATTATTTGGAGGTTTCAGAAGAAGTTAAAAAGGTTGCAGCAATGATTCGCGTTTCAAAAGAAATGTTGGCGGATTTGGCATTTATCCAATCGGAAATTAACACCGATTTAATGGAATCAATCGAACAAGCAATTGAAGATGCATTATTGAATGGTGCGGGCGGTACTTCTTTGAACGGTCTTATAAATATCGCTCAAAACTTTGCACCGGGTTCATTTGCGGGCGCTGTTGTTAATGCTAATTTATCGGATGTTATCCGTATTGCAATTGCACAAATTCAAGCGGCTAACTTTGAGCCAACGCACGTTGTATTAAATCCAATGGATGTTGCCGCAATGCAATTAACCAAAACAACAACGGGCGAATATACGTTCCCAATGTTCCTAATGGATGCAAACGGGCTTTCATATGTTGCGAATTTGCCGGTTGTGGTAACTTCAAACATTGCCGCGGGAACATATTTAGTTGGTGATTTCAGCAAGTCAAATGTAAGAGTTCGCGAGGGCGTAAACATGCAAGTTGGACATAACAAAGACGATTTCCAAAGAAACATGTTATCGATCATTGCAGAGGCGCGATTAGTTCATTATGTAAAGGCAAACGATGTAAACGCATTCGTTACCGGAACAATTGCAACGGATATTGCAGCAATTAACGATTAATTAAGCGGGGCGTGAATTCGCCCCCTTTAAATTTGCAGATATGGAAAAGAAAAAACGAACCAAAAAGCCGGTAAATATTTCAATCGATACCAAAAACATTGACATCGAAATAAAACGCGATGAAAACGGATTAACGGTTGAAGTTGAAACCCCAAAAATTGATGCAAAATTGATCAAAAACGATGAGGGTTTAAACATTGATGTTGACATTAACGACAAAGATTTTTACAACTTTGAATCAAACGGCGAATCAAAGCATTTAATCAAAGGGCAAGTTTACAGAATTACGGGCGAAAGGTTGAAATTGTTCTTAAAACGTGGGTTTGGTAAATTAATAAAATAAAAAATGATAATCAACATTTCAGATTTTACGGGCAAATATGAAATCCATTCGGGTTTATACGATCAATCCAAATTACAAGATTACATTGATATTTACGAACGTAGGTATTTAATCGAATTATTTGGTGCATCGTTATATAATGAATTCATTTCAGATTTAGACCCGTTTAACGTCCCGCAATCACCAAATTTTGTAACAATATTTAATCCGTTTGAAATGGATTCAAATATATTGTTTCCAAATAAAATTGTTATTTCTGAGGGCATTAAGCAAATGTTGAAAGGCTTTATTTATTTTGAGTATTTAAAGGACACCACAAACCAAACAACGCCGAACGGGTTGGTAATTCCATCAAATGAGAATTCAACAACCGCCACAACGCTTTATTCAATGATGTATACGCGTTATAATGAGGCAATCCGAACTTATCGAGCGGTTCAATGGTATATTGTTGAAAATTACAACGCCCCAATTGGACAATTGTTAAATATTGCATTATTAACAGAGGGCAATGGTTACGATGGTTACTATTGGTTATCCAATTTAACACAAGGCACCGGAACAAATGGAGTAATTGAATTTACATCCTATGGAATAAACGGAATTCGCGCATTTACGCCAAGTTCTGTTGGTTCTGGTTATGTTAACGGAACAATTTACCCATTGTTTGGAATTGGAGGTGCAACGGTTCGCGTATTTACAACGCCATCCGGGGTTCCAACCAATATTGAAATAATTGAACCGGGTTCCGGTTATTCAATTGGCGATGTTTTAACGATTGACGGCGGAAATAATGATCAAACAATAACGGTTACCGCGCCATTGGGAAATGGGGAAATACAAACAATCGGCATTTATGCGCCGGGTTCGGGTTATTCTGTTAATGATGTTTTCACATTGGCAAGCAATACACACCCAAACACCGGAACATTGGGAACGGCAAAAGCCGTGAAAGTTGGATTGGGCGATTTTAAAAAGTTTAATGGAGTGCGTAAAAACATGGTTTATTGGTTATGACGGGCGAAATTTCAAATATTGTTAAGGATTTAGTGTTATCAATTGATAATTCAATAACCGGAACGTTTGACGTTGATAAAACGCTATTTTGCGATACCAAATGGGCGCGAATAGGCAAGCAAATAATTGACGATAACGGCAATATTTATTTGATTACCAACATTGAACCGAACGAATGGATTAAAGCGGAACCAATAAACCATTCAAACGATTTAGATGGCATTTGTTTTTTACCTGTTCCGTATTGGCAAACCGGAACAAAGTTAGCCGCAAACATGGAATGGACAAAGGCGAATAATTCAGTAATGAGTAAAACGCCGTTGGTTTGGTTGGTTGAATTAATCCGTTATCAAAAGTTCGGGCGCGAATCAACAATTGATTTTGAAAGTGATTTGAGATTGTTTTTTTTGGATGAAACGAATGTTACTCAATTTTATGTTTCAGACCATCGCGATAATGTAGTTTATCCAATGGAACAATTATCGAATGCGTTTATTGATGTTATTAAATCGGATCGCGCATTTGAAACAATTGAAAATTATGAGGTTATAACGTTTAGCCGGTTTGGTGTTGAACAACAAAATGGGATGTTTAAAAACATATTGGATGCAAATTTAAGCGGGGTTGAATTACGAATCAACTTAAAGAAATATAAACAAAATTGTAAATGTTAAAAAATAAAAAAAATGTTAGGATGTAATTGTAAAGCGGGATTGTCCAACACGGGACGCCCAAATTGTTTGCCGATACAATCGGTAACAAGTAAATTAATAACGGTTCCATTGGTTGCGAATGATGGTTCGTTAAATTATATTGATTTAACGTCTCCGTTGCCAGCATGGAATGATTTAATTAACGAGATTGACGCTTCAAAACGTTGGTTTCCAACGCCAATATTCGAAAACGTTGAATTGCCAAAAGCAGATAGCCAATTTGAAGAGGCAAACAGCGGGCGAATGGTATTCCTGAGACAAGGAAAACGTTCTTTTTCTGGTGAACTTTGGGCGGAAGATTCATCGCCAACGTTACTTTCAAAACTACAAAACAACAGATGCGTTGATTTTGGGGTTTATATCGTTGACGTAAACGGCAATTTAATCGGTTCAAAAGTTGGGACGGAATTGTATCCAATACCGGTTGATAATCCATCATTCGATCCAAAGTACATGTTTGCAACGGATTCAACCACTTCAAAAATAATGGTTGCGTTTGATTTTGACCGTTTATTTGATGAGGGAACAATGTACATGATTACGCCAACGGAAGCGGGTGTTAATTTTAACGATTTGAATGGTTTGATTGATGTTAATTTTCCAAACATTACCATTGCATCCGGTTCAATTACTTTTGATGCAAAATTTGATTATGGAACGGCGTTAAATCCAATCATTTATCAAGGTGCAACATTGGGTACTGATTGGACGTTGTTTAATAACACAACATCGTTGGCAATTACGCCGTTATCAGTAACAGAAAGCCCGGCGGGAACATACGTTATTACGTACACCGCGCAAACGGTTGGTGATTCGTTGACATTATCCGTTGCAAAGGATGGTTACGATGGTGAAACGTCTTATTTTGAGGTGTAATGAATTGCGTTAAAATAGGTAACACAACGTTTAATGCTGATTATTTGGCAAAAAATACGTTAACAACGTGTTACGAAACATTCGCCTATCTACGCAAAGACATCGTTAAAATTGCGTGGGAACAAGTTAATGGAACCACAAAAAAGAAAGCCAAAAAGAACGTGTAAAAACGTGTTAATTATTAACAAATTAGGGGTGTAATTATGCACCCCTTTTTTAATAACTTTGTTTCATGGAGTTAATGAATACTTTGTTAGGGGATGCGTTACGCCGTGCAATTCAAATAAAGCATGCGGAAATTTGGCGCGAAGTTTTCAAAGATTCAGATTTTAAAGAGCAAATATTAGATTGGATTCGTTGGGATCAATTATATAATGAGGGCGTTGATGAATTGGGCGAAATTATTGGGACTTATTCAATGTATACGGAAATGTTAAACCCAGAAAAGCAAGCCGGAACACCATACACGTTATTTGATACCGGCGAATTTTATCGCTCAATGAGTATTGCAATATTGGATTTGGCAATTGAAATTGACGCCGACCCAATAAAAATAGATGAATTTGGACAAACAACGGATTTATTCGCCGAATATGGCGAGGGAATAATTGGTTTAACAGATGAAAGCAAAGAAAAATTGGTTGAAGAACTTATTATTAGATACCAAAACGAAACATCAAAATTATTACACGGGGATTGATGACATGCCATTATTTAATTGGATTCAATGCAACAATGGTAAGTTGGAATTTACGCGTAAAAATGACACCGGAACGCCGGAAATGGACGTTATAAAATGGGAAACCATTTATAATGATTATTTAAAGGAATTTGGATTAAGCGAAACATACAAAAGAATGTTAAATGCTATGAAAAAAAAAGCGGTTTTGGAATTAGATTTTGTTATAACGGGCGACCGGTTTAAATTAACAGAAATCGAAATTGAAGAAACGCGATTAAAAGCGATGTTGGAAAATGGGGGCAAGGGAATGACAATTGAAGAAAGTTTAATTTATATTTCAAAATGGTTGGGAACATGGTTAAACACAAAACAAATTACCGTAAGGGAGTATTTTAATTTATTAGAACAATATGGCAAGGCAAATAAAAGCAAGTGATTTATTCGATAATGACGATATATTTAAAGGCGTCCGGGAATCGGCGGAAAAAACCATTGAAGTTCTTGAAAAGGTCAAAGGTGAATTTAAACAAATGGCGGATGAATCAAAGAAAGCCATTTCGAATGCGGATTTGTCCAACGTTAAGGGAATAAGTGAATTTATTTCAGCAACCGAAAAGGCGAATAAATTAAAAAAAGACACCATAACCATTGAACAACAAGAATTAACCGCTAAAAAGAATTTAATTGCCATTCAAAAAGAAGAGGAAAAATTAAAACAAGAAAAGCTAAAAACCGCACAAAAGGAACAAAAGATTGCGGAACAACAAATTAAAGCAAGTGAAAAGGCAACAAAGCAAGCACAAAATGAGGCAAGCGCATATAAGCAATTAGAAGCCAATACAAGAGCATTAAAAAACCAATCAAAAGAATTGGCGGCGCAAATGCTACAAATGGAATCCGCGGGTTTACAAAGTTCATCAGCTTATCAAAAATTGAGTGATGAATACGAAAAGGTAACATTAGCCGCGCGCGAAGGGGACAAAGCATTAAAGGGAATTGATAAAACCGTTGGTGATAATTTCCGAAACGTTGGTAATTATGAAAGCGGAACCGCCAATTTAAAAAAGGAATTGCGCCAATTAACAAAAACGTTGCAAACAATGGAAACAACCGACCCGCGATTTGCTGAAATGAGCATGCGAGCCGGTGAATTAAAAGACCAAATAAGCGACACAAACGCCGTTATTAAAGCAACCGCCGGTTCCGGTGTTGAAAATTTAGCGGGTGCATTAGGCAATGCCGGTTCAATTGGAGTTGCCGCGTTTCAAGGTGTTGAAAGCGCAATGGCTTTAATGGGTGTTGAATCCGAAGCCGTAATGCAAACAATGATGCGTTTACAAGCATTAGCCGGTTTGGGGGATGCATTAAAAACATTGGGGGGAATTGGCGACACGTTAACAGAAATTCGCGCCGGATTTACGGCGGCATTGCAGAAATTCGGATTATTCACAACCGCAACAAAAACGCAA